CTGGAGCCGGACTATCATCAGAAGCAGGTCTACCAAATATATCTTTTCCAATATTTTTCATAGCAGCTTGGGATCGTTCCTGACGATCTGGCAAATCACGAAAGTACGCCGTGTTTTTAGGTTTCATACCTAAATCCATTTGTAAATCATCAAGCGCTGAATTTTTAGGTGCTGTTGAAGTTCGCACATCCATAGTAAATGATTCAGCAGGTAAAGACCCACCACTGCTTGTTGTTATATTGTTACCGCCACCACCAAAACACATTATCTTAAATCCTTCTGCATAGAAAGTCCTACCGGACTATAACCCAGGCGCTGCAATAGTAACGCGCCCCTTTCACTATTTATGCCAGATGTTGCCCCAGTACAAATATTAACCGCACCAACACCTCGCGCCCATTCTTCAAACATCTTCATCAACCGCACCCCCACCATGCCGCCTCGATACTCAGGGATAACATACCAGATATAATCACCTGCGACTAGTGTTTTTGAATATGGGTAGTAATAGGCCATTCCTACAAGACATCCAACTAATAAATCATTATCCCATGCAGTAAATATATCACTGTCATCTGTATCAATTCTTTCTTCTATCCATTGTTGCATTCTATCAAAATCAAATGTTGCAAATTTTTGCCAGCTTTCCGACTGAAACATTGCACAAACTTCTGTTACCTCAGCAGCGTCAGTATACCTGGCAATCTTATATTTAAGCTGCGAACGGATCATAATCTGACATTGCTTGCATCTGTGGAGCCCTCATTGTTGGCCCACTTTCCCTAAGACCTACAGCAAAATACCGAAATGCATCAGCCGCATGTGATGACCAATCATGCACCGGATTAGCCCTAAATGATCTTGTCCTATCATTATAAGACCTATGATACTGGCGCAAACACTCTAAACCCTGCTTGCACTTCTCACGATCAAACCACAACCTAGGTATCAACATCTGCGCCGCATGTATACCATCCTCTATAGGAAGCTTGGGAACCACCCTAAAATTTAATCCTAGATCCCAGGCTACTTCCCTTCGGCTCTTACCACTACCCAATTCACGCACCTCTATATCGTGCGGCGCATTATGCGTACCATATAAATAATTCTTAGAGTTAAGGATCTGACAGTAATGCGGCAAACCCTGATTTCTATTTTCATAATAATCTATAACATGCACAGCCCTGCCAACAGTCTGCGTATACCAAATCGATGTCGAGTCACCAATCCCAAGATCCCACCAGGTGTCTACCTTGTGCGCTGGATCATAAGGTACATTAGATACCCTGCCCCCAGTCGTAGCCTCTTCTAACTCCTTGCCATAAATAGCACCTGGCACATTCGCATTCCAACTACACTCAAACTCCTGCTGATACTGATCATGGGTCATCATACCCCTAGCAGCTTCCAACTCTTCGTTATCCAATAAACCAGTCTCACTAGCCTTATACACCGCGCTCAACCAATCCTCACTCGAAGAAGCTTGCTCATAATAATCATAGAAAGCATTATGACCTTTAGGCGTACCAACAAAGATACAAAACCCCTTACGATCAGATAATGCAGGACGTAACACTTCCGGAAATACATTCTCAGGCATGTCAGCAACCTCGTCCATGACACAACCATCTAAATATATACCACGTAAACTATCAGGGTTCTCAGCACCAAGTAAACTAATCCGAGCCCCAGTAGGTAAGTCACACCGCAATTCAGTCTCGTGAAACTTTACATTCGGTATGCCACCAGCAAAATGTTTTATATAATCCCAAGCTACATTCTTCGCCTGGCGATAGGTGGGGGCCATATAAGCATATCGGGGGGTAGTCTTACCAGAAACTAATGCATCCCTTAATAAATGATTAATAGCCCATACAGTCTTGCCAAACCTACGATGACATACAACAACACCCCACCGCTTTAACTGCATCTCATTGTGCAAAGACATCTGTAACGGCCTGGGCTCATACGGTATCTCAATATGCGTCAATGCTGCAATACCTCATCCTGATCCTCGTATATCAATATGCCGTTCTTCTCCAAGATAGCCTCGTACAAGTCCAAAAGCAATACCGCACACTCTAACTGCTCAGACGCACTGTCGCTACTCACAACGCCCCTACGTAGCTCTGTAAGGTGTCCAAGCATAGCATGCTGGTTAGGAGTTAAGTCAGAGTGGGTCACACTCCCTGCTCCGCAGGTATATTACGTGTATAGAAACGGCGGCAAAAATGTCGGGGGGTGGGGGGGGTGGTATGCTTAAAACGCATAGCAAATCCTATTTCGCATAATAAGTATTATGTTAACTCTTGGATATTGTGCAATCATTACAATCACTTAGTTGTTTTGCGAGCTATGCAGTTTTTGCAAACCACAAGATGTAGTGGTTGCCTTGTCTCAGATCTGCTTGGTTTACTATACATATTCAAATATACGAATGTATGAATTTCACGCGCGTAGATCGGACGCTCAGGATGTCTCTTACACACACAATACAACATCATTTACTCATCATCGATCTTGCTGGTCCTTCCGGTTTAAGCTCATCCATCATTGTATCAATCATAAGCTTTTGCTCATTTGTGTAGTAATTTTCATTCCATTGGTTAACAGCATAGCCACGGACAAACGCATCAAGTCTTGAGTACTCCATCCACTTATCAAAGCTACGTTGTTCACCATGCTTTGTTTTTGCAATCTCGTATGCTTGTTTGTCTACTAAGATTTGCTCAGGAGTTCTTGTTTGTTTAAGTTTGTTTCTTAGCTTTGCAAAGTTTTCGTTTACATATGGTGCGTTGTGCAGCATGTCACCGAGTATTGCATTTTCTAGTTCAACACCTTGCATTGATTGGTCAAACACTTCTATCAGCGGTTTACCTGTTGGACTATCCTCTGGATGATAAAACTCAAGCTTTCTTTGCCCAGCTACACCAGATTCTCTTTTGTCTGTTACTTCGATGTTTGCAAAGATAGGATACTTTGCTTTTAATCGTTGTTCAATTTCTTGGATACTATCGCTCATAATAACCTAGTGCTTAACCACAACGTCTTGTTCATCCTCTTCCAGCGCGTTGACTGCCACATCGCCACCTTGCCAGCTAATGGTAAACTGCTGTGATTGTGGCTGGTCTTCTTTCTTGTCACGTATACCGAACGGCTGGTTCCTGGCTGTTGTCCACTTCAATGTATCTATCTCTAGTCTACGTCTATTGACCTCTGCATTGAGATGCCTGACATCACCATCTTCTGGTAAGGGCTCCATTGCTAGCTTGTTTATTCTATCGCTGTAGAACTCTGCCTGTAATATGCGTCCACGCCTGTACAACTCAAACATGTCATCATCTCCAGCGACTGCTCTTGTTACTGCTCTGTACGTAGGCATGTTGTTATCGCTTGTAATATCTACAAGTGTTTCGCCTTGAGCTAATCGGTCAACAATCTTTTCCATTACTTGTGTGTTAATTGTTCTGCTCTTGCCCATGTGTCTTCCTTTTAAAAAAACGCCCTTGCTGGTACAGTAAAGAAGTTCCCGTGTCTGTCCGAGCAAGAGCTAGTTGACCGGATGGGTTGAGAACTAAGGCCCATCAGGAGAAGTATGTGAGCAGTTTACAAGCGATGAAACTCATACTTCTAGTTTGTTATAACTTGATCCCATGCACCTTGTCTAGCCAGATTTCTAATCGATGTATAATCTCTACTTGCTCCATTGGGCTAGCCACTGCGATACTTTTAGAAACTTCTAAAAATTTATCTACAGACATCATAGGCCTCATCTTACTGCTAACTTTCTGTATTCGCCAGGACAACGGATCTTCTTGCCTACGTTTCTTACCCATCTTGTAAGCCGGTGACATCCGAGTCAGTGTCTCCTGTAAGATCTTGTAGTTATTACTAGTTATATAGTTATTGTTAGTTTCTTTACAGTAACTACTGTAGTTACTGGTAGTAGTAACTTGTAAGTTACTATCTCGCCCTGGTGGGCTCGCGTTAGCGTACTTCTTTAGTGGCATTTGTCAATCCCTTAATTAACCAGTGCATTCTCCGTCATCTGCTTGACACAAATAAGCCTCATCATCAAAGATCCAATCGCCTTGTCGCTGTACAAAATCTCCTAGTTTTGCATAACTTCTTGTCTTATGAAACGTAGCACCGACTTTACTTTCTAGGTCAGACCACCATTGCATACGCTCTGGATGCTCACGCCACACTGCTGCCAAAGTTGCCTCTGATTTAAGAAAGCAACCATCACAATTACCAAGACCCTTTTGAACTTTTAAATCAAATGGTTGGTGTTGCCAGAAGCTATGAATGTCATACACTGATACGTTTGCATTGTTTAATGGAAACCAGTTAGCCCATCTATTATCGGTAGATGGTTTGACTCGATGAGCCTCATCTGCTCGAATGCCGACTGTGTTAACCCATTTTTTCCATGTCTGGCTTACTAAAAACCTTTTAATTGTTAAAACTTTCATTTGTTGAGTGCAGAACCTTTGCGCTTGGTTAGGCAAATACCTAAACTTTGTCACGCTATCTACGCACTCAGTAAACGGCTCACCATCACGACTAGCAGAGTTGTGGCTAACAGTTACAAACTTAGGCATTTGCTTTCTGTATTCTAACCATGTAATAACCACATTCCAACGCTCACTACATTCTTGCACGAAGTCTAAAGTCTCTGGCATTTCTCGCCCAGTGTTAGCAAATACTACCTTGCACCGTTCTGGTAAATCTCCATTTACAGATAGTATTTGATGAAGCATGTAGCCTGACGTTCTGCCGCCACTAAAGCTTATTAAAACATTGCCATCAGGTAACTGATAAGGGTTAGTCATCGCTGTCATCCACTACAAAGCCTAGACCTTCGCACTCTAGGCATGTTGCTACAATCTCAACAAGTGAGCCACCATTGACATAATCAATGACAGCTTTCTCGCCTAGCACCTGACCGCTTGCATCGCAGTCAGGGCATTTCTTTGCAGGTTCATAAAACCTTTGTCCGTCTGGGCTGTAGAATACAAAGTTTGCCTCACTGCCCTTTACTTCTAAACCACCGTATCTCATGCAGATCTCCACTTGATACACTTCTTGCCCCAGGGCGTTTCTCCACGCTGACCACTGTCAACAATCTTGTCATCGTTACGCAACTCCGACAACCTTGGACGCACTGTAACCTCTGGTATTTGTAGTACATCAGCAATCTCATGTGACGTTAAAGACAACTGCATTTTCTGTAACAACTGCAACACACGGTCACGCGCACTTAGCTTGCCTGGGTAATTACTACGTGCTGCTGCACGACTAGTATCTGTTTTTTGGTATCCGACACCTTCTTGTGTATATGGCATATTAGTTCTCCTTCCAGCCTATCCATTCTAGGAATGCTTCATAAGTTTCTAACGGTAGCACAACCAACGTGCGCTCCCTATCTTTTCTGATAAACAACATATCGCTGCCATCCTGGTCCAGGGCATCATACAAATCTTGCCACGCCCTGGCCCTTCTCTTACATTCTGCAAGCAACGCTTTCTCCGGTCCTATAATTAAGTCACCTGCAAACGAACCCTTGACACTTCCTGACAAAGGTATGCGTTCTGCCTCTACATTTCTTTCTCGATGCCAGTTAACAACCTCGCGTTCGAACACTGCACCCTTATCTCTACTCGCCTTGCCACCCATAAATCACCTATAAAAATCGTTAGGTGTTACAGCGCCCATCGTAGTTTCTTGTATAATTAACATATACTTAGTTGATGGTATCTTGTAATCTTTATGATCTTTACTTAAACACCAACGCCGCACAACAGTGCCATGCTTGGCATCTAATCTTTGCGCCAACTGAGGGTAGCTGTAACCCTTTTCTTTGCGCCATTCTTCAAGTTTCATAAAATTTCTCCTTGCAAAAAATTATCGTTAGCATATGTTCGTGACACAATATGTCAAGGGTATAGATATGGGATTGAAGAAAACAGGATGGGCCGACAGGTTCAATTATAAGCATCACAGTAATCCATCAACGCCAGATGCATGGACGTTTTTTGATAAGGCGTACTTGCGTGTACAGCACAATAAAGCGTGGCAAATACTTACTGGAAAGATACAGGGTGATGAACAAGAAGCTAGAAAGATATTGCGTGATTCTGGGCATTACAAAGATAGCCTAGGATTATCGCAGTACAAAGATAACCCAAACATGGTGTCCGGACGCGCTGCACAAGTTTATGCTGACCGGTTACTAGTAGATGATGCTTCACCTAACGAAGCTATGGGCGATGCAATAAACCTTCTGCAAGGTTACCAGGGTGGTCACTGGCGTGACGCTGACAAAGATAATCTTATTATCGCACACCGCGAGAGAATCTATTATGACGCTGAGGGTAAGCGTAGTAAGAAGGGTGACCTTGTACAGGCAGAGTTTTCTTTAGTGTGTGAGAACTCAGTACAAGGCGTGAGAGAGGCCATGCAGGGCTCTAACAGGATAGTAGGTGAGATAGATCTATTCGGTCACTTACCGCACTGTCAGCTACCTTACTTTGGTAAACCAGACTATGGCGAGGGCCGTGTAGAACTAAAGACACAATGGGATCAGGCTGCTGATACAGATAGTCCTAGAGCAAACTCTTTGCCAAAGAAAATAAAAGCACCGCATCTTATGCAGATTGCCGGTTACTGGCACTTGTCTAAAATCATACCTAAAATTGTGTATGCAAATCGACTTGGCTATGTAATACTGGAGCCTACGATTGATGAGCTTCAGTTTGCTTTAGATAACATTGTGCAAGCCTGTAAACGTAGAGAAAAACTAATGCAGGTTGCAGATGATTTGCCAGAGCTACTATCGTTAACAGACCCACAGTTTGCCGAGAGTTTTGTATGGCGAGATCTCAACCCAGATATATTAATAAAAGCTAAACAACTATTTGGGAGTAAGAAATGAAAGAATTAATTAATGCAATGTCTGAGGTTAATAACCTCAACAGATCGCACGGCGTTACGCAACGTGGTGGTAAAAAATATACAGAAGTATTTGTACGTGTAGAAGCTTTTCGTAAAGCATTTGGTACTGACTTAGGCATAGATACAAGTATAATAGTTGATGATGGGCAGCGTGTAGTTGTCCAAGCAAAGGTTATAGATAAGACCGGCGCTGTTATAGGCTCTGGATTAGCTGAAGAAATTAGGGGATCATCAAATGTTAATCGCACCTCTGCAATAGAGAACGGAGAAACAAGTGCAATCGGTAGGGCTCTAAGTTCATTAGGTTTACATGGTGGCAGCTACGCATCTAGTTTTGAGATAGATGTAGCGCAGCACAATGACCAGGTAATAACCCAACGAGAACAAGAGCAGCCAGTTCAACAACAAAACGTAGTTGATATACACAAGCAATGGCGAGAGTATGTTAACGGCTGTAAGGCTATGATCGACACAGCCACAAGTATGCGTGAGTTATATAAGGTTAATGATAACTTACCTGACGAAGCGATGGATACACTGAAGCATCAGTTTCCTGACTTATTTAAAGAATTAACCGAGTACTATGAAAACAAGGAGAAGCAAGTACAATGAGCAATTCACCCACATTTGGTAACAACAATTTTACTCTAGATGGATTTATGGATCAGGGTAAACCGGTAAACATGAGGATTACTGGCTGGTTAAGCACACGCAAAGAGGATAACGATAACCCTCAAAAGCTTGCGATTATGGAACAGATCAAACAATTAGTATTAGATAATGATATATCTATTTATTGTTTATATGAAGTGAAGGTAGGCGATGACTACAAGAACTTTCCTAAGATAGGTAGAGCTCCGCTGTTTCCCAACAAACCTAAACAGGAAACGCAACAGTATGCACCTGCACCTCAACAGCAGTATGCGCCACCGCCAATGCCGCAACAATCTTATGCGCCGCAATCAACTCCACCTTTTCCACCGGTTCCACCTAGCTATGACAAACGATAATACAAACAAGCGTCATTTAAAACTGTACGCAGAGATGCGGCGTAGGCATAACAACGAGCTAAAACAGTTGTTGTTAGATCATAAGCATATGACAATAACAGAAGCTAGTAACCTAATTGGCATTGAAAAAAGAAGCTTACGGAAAATGGCGTATGACTTTGGTGTTGGTTTCCAGAGAACAAAAAGCGAAGGATTAACAAGAGTAAACAAAAATCCTGTTAAGTATAAAAACTACAGGACAGATGTTTCGTTATCTACTGCACCCTGGGAACGCACGTACAATACGTGCAGTAACTAATTGGTGAGGCAGGGTCTACAGGTATAGATCGGCTAGACTGGGATAGAATGCCGCCCTGCCCCACGACAACTAATAATAAAATAAAAAGTATATCAATAGGAGAACTAAAAAATGGACGAAAATAGAGAATACACTTTTAAAATTAATACAACAAAGCTTACTATTGATGCTTTTTTAGATAATAGCATATATAGTGATGTAAATCTTGAAGAAATAAATAGCTGTGCAGAAATGTTAGATTGGATCTTTCATATGCACAAAAGACATAACGCAAAAGAGTTTTATGAATTTTGTAAATTGCTAAATAAAATTTTTGACCCTCAATCAAATTGTTGTTCGTGGGGAAAAGAGAAAAAATTTAATGGAACTGCGCTTACAAGGGAATTTATTAAAAAAAATGGAAGAAATAATTGAGGCACTGAAACACATAACAGCTAGAGATCTTTTCGATATGTTTGTGTTTGTTATCTGGACTATTGTAATCCTGTACTGGGTTGCAATGCCATTCATATAGGTGGTGGCATGGAGTTCTTTACCATGCTCACTATCGTGTACGTCATGGGTGGTCAGCCGTTAGAAGCAAAGATATTGTTTGCCAGTAAGGATGACTGCTGGAACGTATTGTTAAACACTGACACAATCTATGACCAGATCAATGGCGAAGCTGGTTACTGTGAGGTGTCACACATACCATCTAAAATTGTAAAACCAAAACTTAGACCTTATTAGTTAAGGGTCTTGAATCTCACTAAGAATTTTACCGTACCGGTTTATTAAAGAGTTTAGTCTTTTATATTCCGGATCTTTTTTTGTGCGTTCGTCACGTATCTCATTGCGTGTGTTAATAGCAGTTCTAACTAACTTAGATGATAACTTAGACAAACCATACTGGTCTTGCATTTGTCCGTCTGTAACGCGCTCCCCAAGTCGAGGGAACTTTTCATCAAACTCATCGTTAGCTTTATTGAACCGGTCTATTAACCGTGTCATTTGTTGACCAGGCATTACTTACCGTACCCACCATTCATTATAGATTTTTTAGGCTTGCGTTTTTTTCCGTACATTTCCTGTCCTTGCTGCTTGTTGACTTCCCTTTGGCCCAGCAACTCTTGTCATTGTGCCATAAACGTAATTGTCTTTGGCCTTACCTGTAAGACCTTTCTTCTTTGCCTGGTTCATTAGGCTGCGCTCTAGTTTTTCTGACTTCATACCTTACGCTTTCTTTTTGTTTTTGTTAATCATCGATATGCGTTTACCTTTACGCACGGCTTCTTGCTTAGAAGATGCACCCCAATCTTTAAGAGATTTTAACAACGGCGTATCTCTACCCTTCTTATCTTTAGTTGGCCCAGGCATGTTACCCATACGTTGCAAGAACGCTGCGCGTCTACCGCTGTTACCTGTGCTTTCCGGTGACCTGCTCATGCCTTACCTGTTCATCATAGACTTAGGTTTTTTCTTTGCAGTCTTAGCCGCATCCTTAAAGTTCTTTGCAGAAGGCGCACCAGGCGAGCCCACCTTACGCATCTTTTCTCCAGAACCCCCTGCTATCCTAGCTTTCTTTAACCTGATATTCTCATAGAGGCCGTGCTTTTTTCCGTGTGGCATAACTATCTCCTAATTTGTTAACCCATAATGTAGCTTTAACTAAGCCACTCGTAAATCTTTTTAGTTTGTTCTATACGATCTTTCAAACCATGCGTACCACCATTAACACGCTTGGTTACGGCCTTGATTGTATCATCGTCAACGCCCTTGTCACATATAGCAAAGAGTTTGTTAGACCTAAAAAACCACAAGGCAGATTCAAAAGCATATTCAGTTTCAACAAAAGCTGGGTGCTTCATTACATCAGGTAAACGCATATCACTGCTAAATGATCTATAGTTAGAGCGCCCTGTTAGCTGTATAAAACCCTTGCCAGCAAATGCAAAGCCATCTCCAGAAGCTTCGTCACCATTACCCATGCGATCAGAATAAACATTGTTAGCTAATGCCTCTGGGTTTTTTGCGTAAGGCATTGCGTCCTCTACAGATTTAAACCGACTAGGCCACACAGCCATTAATCTTTCTGGAGTACTGTAGTATAAGCCCTCTTTCGTGCGCTTAAAACCACCACTCTCATGGTGCGCTTGGCCCAGGAGATGCGCCCCACGCTTATCAGATAACTCATAATGGTTCGCTATAGCTCTAGCTGTGTTAGGGCCAAACGATCCATCGTCTTTTACACCACACTTAGCTTGTAGTATTTTTAATGCGTCACTCATTATTTTTTACCCATAAATTGTTTGCCACCTCTTATTCCTATAGCGGCGCTGCATACAGCAAAAACTAACCAGGTATACCACTCTGGTAACTCAGCCAAACGATCAAAGCCGTTCTTAACAACATCTTCTAGCCCTGGGATGAAACAAAGAATAACTGGGATCATTACAACAATAGTTATAAACTCATCTTTCCAAGAGTTCTTTGTACTTTCTGCCATGATCCTTTCCCAGTCAGCAGTTGATGTTTCTTTTGACATAAGAATGGCGGCTTTGCTTTCAGCCTCAACAAGTTTTAACTTTGCGTTTGCGTTGGCTTTGTCAGCTTTACCTTGTAAATAACTACCTGCAAGGTTTGCTATTGGTGTTAGAAACTGTATCACTTTTTACCCCCCAATGCGTTGAACCCAAAGAACGCACCAACAACCGCTGACAAAGATCCGTACATCATCATTAGTACAGCATCAGCAGATGCCATGCGCTCTGGTTGTGCAATGACCGCAATGGTAGTGATGCACATAATTAACAATACTACCCATGTCATGCGTAACTGATTGTCTCTTTTACTGTCCTGGTCCTCTAGCTCACGCCTCTTAAACTCTAGCATAAGTTCACGCTCATCCGGATCTATTTTTCCGTTGTTATTTAAATCATAAGATTCTTTGGTCATTAGCGTATTCCTCAACTATGCGGCGATTATAACCTAATATAATTAATTTGCCAAACTTATCGTATGCCGCCCATTTTTTACCATGCTCTACTATTGTTGGCTGTTCACTTCCAGGCAAGCTACCTTCATGCTGTTGTGCGTTACCATTATCTTTGCCTTTTCTGCTTGCTTTAGGCATTGCTCTTTATCCGAATATGTGCCGATCTGATAATACTTTAGATTGTCTGTATTAATAAAATGCAAGAAAACTAAAACATAAATCATTTAAAATAATCCCAGAAATCTATCCAACCCAAATGATGCAAGTAGGCAGTAGAGCCAATAAACGAGGCCGTGATAAGCAAAATGATAGATGTAAGGGTAAGTGCTAAGTCAGCCCTTTCTTGTGCTTCACGCTTCGCTATACGCTCTGCTTCGCGCTTTTCTGCTAGAATTTCCCTACGGATTTTTAACAGAGTGTTCCAATGAGATGGGCCCAGGCCAGATTGTCTTACGTCACAAACCCAATCTTTGAGATCCTGTTCTGCCTGAGCCGCTTGAATTTCGGATGACCACCTTTCATAAGCTGCGGTTTTTACGTCTGAAGTGGTAACACCTTTTTTCTGTAGTTTCTTTTTGGCGTTATCGGTTGCATCAAAAAAATTACCAATCTCTTTGCTTAAAGAAGCTAAAGACTTGCCAGCGGAAACGCCTAATTTAATGGATGAGAGAAGACTAATAGGATCGATCTTTTATCTCCCATCAGATAGTGTGGGGCGTCTTGCTAAAAATTCTAATGTGTTTTCTAAAGTCTTTACCCTGGCTTGCAGCTTGACGATCTGATTGAACTGAAGCAGTACGCCATCAAGATCCTCATAGATCTGCTCTTCGAAGTCATCAAAGGTGCTATAGATTTCATCTATTGTGTCACCGCCATCTTCTTCAACTTCTATGATGTACTCTATTATTTCGTCTATTTGTTCTGTGTTGTGTTCTACATCACGAATGAGATTTGTCTTATCGGCTTGGTTATTCTGTGCATCGAGAACAGCCACAGTCTCTTCGAGGTTAGATATTATAGAAGCTTGCTCACTTGCGTACCAAACCATGCCACCCAAGCTAGAACAAACTACGCCTATTACAGCTATGTTTACCTTGGGTAGATCCATCAATCCGCTGCGGCTATCTCGTTGCCGTCTTCTTCGGCCCACTCAAGGATGGCTGCGTAGTGGCGGTTGTCCGTGACAAGAGGCACTACAATTTGTTTGCCGTCTATTGTAGCTTTTACCGAAACCTTTGTAGATCCATCTAAATCTACAATATATTGTGCTGACGTAATATCCATTTATAACTCCGCATCCGCATATATGTATTCAGAAGAATTTAGCTGAATTAAACACCCCTGACCATTTGTGCCTGTTGATACCATAGAAAGATTAAACCTTGCTGCATTTATATTTACTTCATCGAAAGGACTGGAGGAATCATTAGAATTTGACGCACCTCCTGCTAAATAACCTTTAACAAAATCAGCAGATGAAACGCTCATTGTTGGAGAAGTTCTCATAATTTTTCTAAAGCCTAAATGTCCTAAAACTTGATTGGCTGAAAACCATAAACCTGCGCCAAGAGTAGTTTGAACGTCCCATTTCTGAAAGTACCTTTCACATCTTTCCCGTTCATCATCAAAGGTTCGATGCTCGAAGTCCGTGGCTTCTGTGCCTACTTCTAACTGGATGCCTGTGATAAGCCACTCATTAGAGGTGCTATCCAAAATATTAACTGTCTGACCAGCACCATAATTTGCGTTAGCAAATGCTCTAAATGATGCACTTGTATCACCACTTGTATATGTGCTTCCCATTGCTAACGCAAAACCCATTTTAAAACCACTGCCATTATCATCATTTATCGCACCAGTGGTATCTCCAGTAAATGTTAAGGTTTTTCTTTCCCATGTATTTGCTGAATTTATTGTGTAAGTAAGGTTAGCCAGTATACTTGAGTTGTCCTCATGCATTATATTAACTGCGTATGTTCCAGTTTTATTAGACTTAACATAAAAAGATAAAGTAAAGTTTTTAGCACTGCTTGTGCCAAATGCTAATTGTTGTAAATTTTGAGCTTCAATTTTATGCTCCATAAGTAGGTACTGACCTGCCGCTAAACTGCTATCAGCCGTTGTAACATCTAGCTTTAAACTATTACCAAAACCATCAGGAGAAGAGGAATCTTGTGTTACAGTAAATGCTCCATCTTGAGAGTGTGAAAACGAAAACCTATCTAAAGTAAAAGCAAGATTTGAAACTGCTGCATGACTCGTTCCTCTTTGAGCCACTTGCATCCCACCATTAATTATAAGGTTTTTAAAATTAGCACCTTCAGTATCGAGTCTAGTAGCTGAAGAACCAAGGTCTGCTATGTCTCTTGCTAAACTCATATTACTCTCCTAGTAGAGTTGCCAAGTCCAATGCCTTTAGAGCGTCTGGGGTTGATGCGTCAGCTATCTTAGCATCTGATGTAATGTCTCTTAGAGTTTTCTTTTTAGCAGCTATGTCTGCTGCACCAGAGCCAGCTTCTAACGCTTTCATATAGTCTACGTCCAAAGCTTCTAATCTAGGCGCACGTTCTGCCCTGAGATTATCTTTGTGAATGTCTCTAGCCTTAGGCATATCTACTTCAACAGCGTCACCGTTGAAAGACCAAGCCTCTCTGAATGTTCTGTCAGTAGGTACGGTTAGAGAAGATGCCTCACGAACATCTCCGTTGATATTGATGTAAGTTGTCATTGCACTATTCTCCATGCGTTTCTAAATGACCGATCACTAGGGATCATTTCAACAGGCACAATCTTTAGGATCGTTCTGTTACCTTTATAGTCTCGCCATACTGACGGATCTATATCCTTTTGAACTAAG